TCTTCTTCATTTCACGAATAGCTTCCGCGGTTGGTGTAATCGATTCCTGCGACATCTTCTGGTCCCAAGCGATCTTGGCTTTAGCAGTCATTTCTTCCGCTTTAGCGTTCCATGGGCGGCGCTCCTTCTCAGACATCTTCTTCCATAGAGCACCAGCCTGCTTTGTAATTTCAAGAACATTCTCCTTGAGTTTGCCATTGGGGTCACCACGGGGGACCCGCTTGGAATCGCGGTAATTCGCACAAAAGGCGAGATATGGGCTAATCTTACGGAAACGCATTACCTTCTTCTTTCTCTTCTTATCAGCAACTTCTGGCATTGCAATCGCCATGTACCCTTCAACACGTTGTGAAAAAGTCTTTACCCAATTGGCAGCATCCTTTGTGGATACACTAGCACAATCCTTGGCAATAGCATTGAGAACAGTCATTCTATCCGCAACAATATACGATTTAAGATTTTCAGTCGTCATTGTAGACATATCTTTAGTCATTGTATAATTTATTACTATATAACCGCACCTTAAGTGGTTTTTTTGAACATTTATCAAAAAAAGCCTACAGGTCTTAAATTTATTTCCATAAAGGATTTTCTTTTTTCGTTGGACCAATATTATACAACCATTGACCAAATTCAGTCTGTTTATTTGGCATACTTGTTGAAGGCATCGTGTAAAACTGACGCTGTGAGTTCTTTTTTCCATATATATCGTCTATATCCTCGTATAAATTCGTTTCAAATGCATCTTCGATCTGGCTTTTTGTCTCTTTTGTATAAGAACATGCCTGATCTCTTTCCCTTGAATCTCCTGGTAAAATATTCATAAACGGATTATTTAAATCTGGCTTTTGACAATTCTCAGTTACAATTTCACCAAAAGATTCCTTCAAATCATCCAATCCTAATCCCCATTTTACCAAACTATATATAATTAACATACTTATAATCGGCATTAAGAGTACTAAAGAATTACCTCTTACCAAAAACAATAACACACTACCATAAATTATAAATCTTGTCACCGCGTTTATTTTTTCTAAATATGTCATATCATCTGTTGGTACAAAGTATTTCAAATTCTCTTTTGAAAATAATACAGAAGGTTTAGTCACCCAAGATTCTACCATTATTATAATATGTAATATTATAATGAATATTTATTTCAAAGATTTACATTATAGCGCTCATATTGCTACAATTATCTTACTTCTCGCTATTCTTATTGTTGTTCTTTCTATTCGCAGCTCAACAAAAAATATACTAATATCAATCGATAGAAAGCCTGTTCGTGAAGGCTGTCCCGCATGTAGCCTATTAGGAGAGGAATAGTCAACAGTACGCCAGAAAACTGTACTTGTAATCAATAAATAAAAAACAAATTTTTTTTGTTTTTAACTAAACATCGAATTAGCTCTTGAAATACTTACAATTCTTTCAATTAGGATTACTTACAATTCATCTTAAGACAGATTGTGGTTTTTTTTACAAATCCTCCCAAGAATCCGGGACATCAATTTGTTCCAGCTTCTCTTCGGATTCATCGTCAGATTCGAAAGACGTAATAATATTCGGAACGATTTGTTCTTCTTCTTTATTATTTTTGTATTTCTTTCGCTCCTTGATTATCTTTTTCCGTCTTTCGATCAAGTCGGATGAAATACCAAAACCTTCTAATTCGGTGCGACCACCGGCAAGGATAAACTGCGTGAAAACACACAATCCAGCCAGTTGTACTTCATTGTATCCGGTCATATGTAAACCAGATTCTTTTAAAGCTTTCAAATAATTTTCAATAGTCGCTGATCTAATCACTGCATCTTTATTGATAATGTCGAAAACTCCCGGATTCTTCCAGACGTTATTGACTAATTTGTCCGCACCGAAATCACGCTTGAATAACGTGTTGATTATGCTATTAGCTTTAGTCGAAGGGATATTAAGCTCCTTCAACATTTGCACAAGCATCGTTCTGATATATTTATCAGTAGTGCCATTCATGCTACATTTCTTAGTCGACCAGGACTCGAAAGTCCGAAGAGACTTCGTGTAGTTAGCCTTGCGGTTTGAAACAATCGTTTGAATCTTCGATTCCATTATCAATAGAATATAGTAATTCTTTTATTCACTTTCTATAATTATTATTCTATTACTTAAACTTTAATAGTCTAAGTCTTATTTCGAATCATTTTTTTCTTTTCCTTCTCAGGTGGGGGCGGACATTTAATTGGTCTCTTCATAGTTGGAGGTGTTTTTGGCGGAGTTACAACTCTTAAATCTTCAGACTTATCTATCTTTACCTCTTCTATACCCATTTTACTCTTTAATATTACAATTCTCTCTTATATCATCTATTATTTTCCCTAATTCTTGAATTAAAGTTGTATATAACTCATTCACATATTCATCCGCACCCTTTATAAAGAGAGGTCCTTCTAAATACCTTTCCTTATTTACAATTACATCTCCTATCTTACCAATATTATTCAAATCAACCAAAAATAATCTTTTCCGATTTATAACCCTTGGTTCCGGGTAATCAATTGCCCAATAAATTGGTATTGTACCTGCTTCAAATGCATGGAAAATCTTTTCTGTAAAATATCCCTCTCCCTTTGAATTCTCAGGACATATGTTATAAACACTATCCGATATATAATTTATCTTATCCGTCCATCGATCTATCCTATTTGATATCTCTTTAGTATTTTTCCTAAATTTACCAGGATAAAATACTTTCCCATATCTTTCCATTTCATTCCCAATCTTACGTCTAACTGTACAATCATGACTACTTACAAATGTTGCAAACTTTTCCTTCTTATTCTTTAGATTCTCTCTATTCCTTCCTTCAATATAACTTAAAATATTATTCTTCTTGTCATAATTATATACCTTCTTATCACGTGACCACATATACAACCATAGTGGAAAGTTTATCCTTTTATTAGATAAATCTGTCTTATTAAAACCTATTATTAAGTCAAAAATTCTACATAACAACTTATCATCGTTATATGGCGAATATCTATTCGGATTCTCTCCCGTATAAAATATTTTATATCGAGCTTTTGTATTTTTTACCATATTTATATCTCCAAATACAGAACATATTAGTATTGTTGGATTCTCTTCCGAATTTACCTTTATTATACTTTCATTCGGAAAATTACTTCTTATTATATCGAATAATAACTCTCTCAAATCCCAATGATTCATGTATGCAATCGATATTACACCCATAATTATACTATACATATTCCATTCTTCAATTTTTCAGCTCTATAATCCTTAACGAATACTGGTTTCTTCACCTTCTCTCCAAAGAAATAAAACTTTGGCGAATATTCAAGCTTTTCTACTCGCCATAAATGTCCTGTAAATGTAGAAACATTGAATTTTACAGTATCTTTATTAATCAAAAATCCCCAAATCTTTTTACCCTTGTAGTTTATATAACTTACTAAATATTCTTCATCATTATGTTCTTCATTCAAAACAAATGATAAAACTACTTTTTTTGAACCTTTTTCTGATCTGTTTGACCTTCTTGATATACGTTCACTATACGATACCGTAGGGAGCGGTTTAATAACAACCCGCGCATTAAGACTTCTACTAACTTTTTTGGTCCCATTATAGATATTGGATATAATTTTGAAACCATATGGATCGTGTTCTGCAATACCATATGCCCCAACTGTAGGCAATTTGTTCTCAGGATCCGCAAAATCACCTCTTCCATTAAACAGCCACATAGACATTTCAGCAAAATATTCTTTATAATTGGATAAGGCATAGGCTTTTCTACCATCTGGTTTTTTCCAAATATTTGAATCAGATTTTGCATTTTTATATGCTTTATTTATATCATGTCTCGCATAATCATCTAATCCATCTCCCATTATTGCATGCGCAGTTTCATGAACAAATATACTTTTATTGTTTCTTGAATATTCACTTTTTATTCCTTGTTGTATCAAATTTTCTTCTCCACAGAATACATTTGATCCATGCCGCATTCCCCTACATTCGTCCACGCTTCTGCCTTTATTTCCATAACCTTTCTCTAAACCTTTCATATGAGAATGTTCCGGTAAATCAGTCATCTTTTCTTTTATAGCAATAATATTGAAACCAACTTCATTATCTATCATATTTTGATTTACATGTTTTGAGGTATTCCGTAACATATGTTGAAGTCTTTCACAAGCAACAATTAGGGATTTGTCTTGGACCTGGTTCGAACCTCTAATTTCCATCCCATTACAAACTAATTTTTTCTTATAAAATCTATGTTCATTATTTTCAACGTTTCCAATTTCATAGGCACATTTGGCTTTATTATTTAGAATAAATAGAGATGAAGCTGGAAAAACAAATTTGTTTAGCTTATTCATTTAGGTAAATATAAGACTATCGTTTTAAATAGAAATATGAGAATTTTTAACTTTTCAGTTGGAAGTATGTGTAGAGGGTTAAGCGTTTTAATGTTGGTTAATATGTTTCAAGATATACAAGCTAGTCGAGATGAATTTAACAAATCTGATTGGACATTTTACATTGTTTCCGCGGGACTTTGCGCTTTTTTTGCTTCTTATGGTATTGGAGCAAATGATTTAGCAAATGTTTTCGGTACTTCTGTTGGGTCTAAATCATTAACAGTTAAACAAGCTATTGTTTTGGCAAGCATTTTTGAATTTTCAGGTGCAGTTTTAATGGGTTCTAATGTAAATAAAACTATTAGAAAGGGAATTGCTGATCCGGGTTGTTTTTCCGATAATCCAGGGCTAATGATATATGGAATGACAGTTGTTACATTGTGCGTAGGGATTTGGCTAGTTTTAGCAAGCTATTTTGAAATGCCTGTTTCAACGACGCATTCCTGTATTGGGGGCATTATTGGTATGACTCTAATGTCGAGGGGACATCGATGTGTTATATGGAATTATAGCAAAAACGATTATAGTAATGGGACAGTTAACATGGGATGGGACAGTTTTCCGTGGCTGGATGGCGTTTCAGAAATTGTAGTTTCTTGGGTTATTTCACCAATTGCTTCAGGCATTTGTGCAGCTTTTATATATGGAACTATCAATTTGTTCATTTTAAGATACGAAAATTCTTACCAAAGAGCTAAAATCGGGTTTCCTATTATTGTATTTGTCACAACAGCACTAAATGCATCATATTTCATAATTAAAGGTACGAATGGTCAGACAGAAAGATTTGGTACTTCTAGATTGGTAAGAGAAGCCAAATCTGGTAATTTATGGCCTACAATTCAAATATCACTTATATTTGGTGGAGCTTGTAGTTTTTTAAGTATGATATTGCTTACAAATATTATCAAAAAAATTGACAATAAAAAATATTCAAACAACTCACAAAATGTTGATGTAGAAGATGTAAAATTAGATGAAATGGACAGATCTATGCATGGAGGAGCTCCGTCAGTAGCGGAAACAGGTAATGTAATCACATCTTATGTTAAAAACAAATTGAATAGAGATGTGCATAAAGATTTAAAAACCAATAAAACAGTCGGAAATATCCATAAAAACCTAAAAAGGCACGATGCAAGAACTGAAGAGTTCTTCAATAGTATTCAAATTTTTACTGCATGCGTTGATTCTT